ATAATTTCAAAATCACAATTATGTTCAAACTCTATTTTTTCCGGGAAGAACCTCGCCGGGGATAATTCTGAATTAATGATGTTGCCATTTTCGGAATATTCGTTTTTACCTATCAGTTTAGTTTTTAACTGGCTGTTGGCCGTTGAACTTCCATAACGTATGTAATCTGTCAAATACTTTTTGAAGCCGCCGCAAAACCACCAAGAATGACGTAACAAACAATTTACCGGAGTAAATCTTAGATTGGTTGCGGTTTCTGGATTAAATACTCCGGTTGGTTCTTTTTCAAAATCATCTTGCCATTTGCGTTGTTCATAGCCTACGATTCCTCTTTTTAAATCCAGGATAAAATTATCATTGTCATAAGGTGTGTCTTCAGTATCATTTAATGATTTTGGTTTACGTCTGGCAAACTCCATTCCGTACGAATCTGCACGATATTTCGATACTTTTGAATACGTTCCTTTCAATCTATTGATGATGGTTGTAAAAGTAGATTTTGTATTGTATTCATCAAGTCCACACGCTTCTTGGTAGTCACCACCCTTTTCATTTCCAAATTCCAATGCTGAATAATAATATTCTATGGCCACCGACCTCTTTACCTTTTTCACTTGAAACGGCAAACGAATTGTAACGTTGTTGTTGTAGAAATAAGATAGTTCTTCCAGCCTAACACGCTCTTTATTGCCAACAGTTTCTATTCCAATTCCAACATTGACAACGGCATCTAATGAAGTGACTGCATCTTTTACGGATGTGGTCAAAGGCTTGAACAGGTTTTCTATTTTCGGAGTCGTTGCGGTTGCTTCAGATGGTATTGGAAACTTGTCGAATTGTCTAATCCAGAAACCGTGTGTTACAGCAATTAAAGATCCTGGACCATCAACTGCATAACCTAAATCTGTTCTTCCCAAGAAATCAGAGTAAAACGCTTTTTCTTTTCCGGTGGCAATCGTAACCAACCGATCCATTAATTCGTGAGCCAAAATCGCTTTTGTGGTTGATTTTTCATAGAACGAATCTTCTTCAACAAACAAAGCACCTGTAATGTTGGTTAAATCAATCCCTAGTTTTGCGTTTGGACTGAACTTGAAATCTGCTTTTTGAAATGCTTCGACTGCTAGACTTTCGCCTGCTTTCACTTCTATTGTACTATCGTAATTTACGGAAAACGAATTACCGTTTCCGGCGCTCATTGCATTGATAGTCGGTAAATCAAACAGCAAAATTCTAACTGGATTATCGAAATTAAATCCATTTTGAAACTTTGTTAAGTTGATGCTAAAAGTTGCCCAGTCGATGTGTCCTTGAATGATATTGAATTTAAAAGTGAAATTTATTTTTATTTTTAACGTTCGTGTTTTGTCGGAATTAGCAAAGAACATCATTCCGGCCGTTCCGTTGTTTTCGTTTGCCGTGTTTCCAGACAAAACTTCCTGCAGTTGTTCGTGTGATTTATTCACTCTTGAAAACGGAATTCCTACCGTCTGGTTTCGAGTGTTTCCTGCGTTAGAATCAATGAACATACTAACTGAATTATCGTTTATTTCCGTTTCGAGTTTCGATTTTAGAAAAATTCTTCTACCATCCAAAGCAACGGTTATGGGATTGATCTCTGGAATCGTTTTGCCATCAATGGTTGTGGTTCTATCAATTTCCACATTTTCAGATTCACGGGCTTTCAATAGTTGTTCCAACCCACCGGAATTGAATTTGATGGATATTTGATTGTTTTCGGTTTCGTAAGTCGATAAATCGAGATAGCCGGAATAAGTCAGCATCCACATATCTGTTTGCGGGTGCTTTTCTTCACGACTCAATTTTATTTCGGCATTAATTCCTTCAATATCATAAACCAACTGAATGAATTCTTTTCCGGTTCCAATGAATTTTGAGGAATTGGAAAACCGTGCAATGATGCCATGGTACTGTTCGTGACGCGCCAATTCTTTTTCGTCACTTTGCCAGCCAATAGGCTCTTCGATAATCAAAGAGCCTTGGTTTTTGTTGTACAAAGTATATCGAACCCTGTCGAAGTAAGTTAGATTTCCCATAGTTGTAGTTTGTAGTAAAATTATTTTTTTGGTTGTTTTTATTTATTGTTAAATTGGTTTTGGATTTCGTCAACATCAAATGTGTACGCTTGTTTCACTCCATACAATGCATTAACTGCATTGACTGCGGATTGCTTATGGTTAGCATCTGATTTAGTGCTTCGTATGTTTTCTTTGTTCAAATAATTATCCTCCAAGATTTTTAAAAAATTAGCCGGTGTAAAAATCCAGTCGAAACTGGCCGTCCAGTTTTTATCATTATCGCCTTGAAGAAAATTTGAACCTCGGGTTTTTTCAATGACAATCTGAATTGATTCTTTGCCGTGTTGTTTTTGAAGTGCCAAAATCCTGTTTTCTCTTACTTTTGTCATTTTCTTTACTTCTGGCAAAACCCCTCTATTTTCATTAAAAAAAGAAAGAAGTTTATTAAAATTAATCTTTGGGGGGTTGGGTTGATTTGGAAAATCAACAACTCCACTAGGAGACTCTTCTTCTTTTTTTTCTTTATTTTCCTTTACTGTTTCTTTTACCGTAACTGTTTCTTTTACTGTTACTGTATCTTTATCCTTTACAGTTGAATTTGTTGAATTTATTTCAACACTTTTAACATTTGTTGAATTTGTTGAATTTTGCTCATTTGATTTTAGCAAACGCTTTGCCTCAACACTAGCTTTTCCGGCTTTACTTCTCCCTTCAATTGTTTTTTCCCACTTTATCAAATCTCTTTTTAAAGTATTTTCAATGTCAATAAAAGAAAGCTTAGTTATTTTATCCGGTGCTTCTGGATCTAAATCATTAACGTATCTAAAAAAGTGTTTTATGAGCCTTCCGGCTTCCTCATCTTCTAGAATTTCGAACTTTTCCATCCAATCAGTATAAACCATTACGACTTTTTTATCTTGTGCCATAGGTCTGTTTTTTTATGGATTCATTTCGAGTAAGAAAATTTCCTTTCTCATCTTTAGAGCGTTGCTTCTTTGGGAACAATTCCGGATTTGTGGTGAGGAACCACGCTTTGAAGTTTGTAAGTGAACAAGGTTTTTTATCAACTTCAGATAGCAAACCTTTCTCCTCAAGATTGCGTTTGTAACGGCATATTGATTTTTGAGGAATACCAGTTGCAGCCGCAACCATTGAAGCGGTTGCAGTATGATTATACAAATACTGAAATATGGTTTTTAATTGTGTATCAGATTTTGTAGATTTGGCCTCTGGTTTATTAAGATAAAGGCATTTGGTTTCTCCTCCCATTGTCTTTATCTTTTGTATTTTAGAGACTTAACATCTTCAAGACCTTTTTCAAATTGTTTTTGGTCTATAAAAATTCTTCGCCCGATCCGTTTTGCTTCAATCTTGCCTTCTAAAATCCAGTTACGAATTGACAGCTCAGAAACTCCAGCGTATTCAGCTAAATCTTTGACAGAATAAAGTTTGCTTTCGGGTTTTTTTTCGGGGTGTTTGATGTCTAGCAATAAAGATTCAATATTGCTTAAACGTGCATCGATAACTTCAAATGGGTTGCTCATAATCTTTGTATTTAAGTTTAACAAAGATTGCAACATTGAAAAATATGTAAGTGCTTATAAGTGCTTACTGTTTTGTAACATCTTAATATTTAAGTAAATGTGATTTTAATGTTTTAATCTCATCATTTGCTTTTTGTTTGTTTTCTTCCAATAAAAACGGAATAATACTTTCAAATAATTTGATTTTATTCTCTAAAACTAATTTGGTTGTGTCTGGATCTGCTGTTCTTGTTTTAGATTTTACCCAATTCGTAACTTTGTTATACAAATCGGCCCCGTGTTTCTCCCGGGTTACCAAAGTGTTTCCTTCATAAACCATTATTAAAGCTCGTTGATTGACTGTTAAATTTTTTGATTTTGTATCTTTAAGAGCCGGAGCTTTTATGTTTGATGCTTTTTCGATTTCCTGCTTTCTAGTCTCTAAAAAACCATTGATTAAGTAAAGACTTGTTATTCTATTTGAAATAAACTTAATGAAATTTTCGGCTGTGGTCTGTACATCCAGTACCTCGTAATCATCATTATGGTTTTCAGACGTGGTTTTATTCTCAAATGGGTCACTTTGATTTTTTGTATAAACACAATGTCTTTCGTTAATTCTATTTCTTACATAATAAAAAGTTTCGTGATCGAGTTTTTCTAAACTGGTAACAATACTTTTTTGTATGCTAATTTCTTTATTACAAAAGAATAATTGACTTTCTATAAATCTAAGTTCAGTGTTTTCTTCATACTCTTTTAAAAAAGTATTCAAAGAGGTTTGATAATTATCTTTGTACGTTTTTAATAACGGTTGATAATCATTGGCTAGTTTTTCAAAACAAAAAACATCATTGTATTTTTCGAAATTATAAAAATCCATTTGCCTATATTTTTGAATTGATTGAAATTGAAACGGGGTTTTACCCCCGTTTTTATATTGTTTAATAGGTGCTAATTATAAGATGAATTGTATTTCTTGATGGCTTTAATCCATCTGAAATAAACTAATTCTGCCAACTCATCTGCTTTCTGGGTCATTTCATCATCAATGTAAACCAAATCAAAGTAAATTTGACCTAAAATATTTTCTAGTTCCGTGTCTTTAATTTTAAGAACATCGATTGCAGTATTACTACCACTATAATTATCCTGTAATTCAAATTCGAAGCCGCTATTTTTAGGGTCGAAAATATTTAGAATATCACTCATTTTACTACTTAACCTCGCAAAGATTATAGCATCACTAAGGATGGCCACAACTATTTTTGATTTGGACTTTGTTTGTAGAAATTCACGGATTGATTCTACTGTTTCAGCATTGGTGTTGATTTGCTCATTTGCATTTTGAACTGGAAAATTTTTCATAATTTTTGTTTTTAAAGATTGTTTTAAATTGGTAATTAAGCGTAACATATTTTGTTTCATTTGTAACATATTTTGTTACGCTATTACTTTTTTTTTTAAATCCCAAAAAACTATTTTTTTATTCATTGGTTCCAGATTTTATCACTTTCAAAGGGATTTCAATATTAAAGACTTCATCCATTGCTTCTTTGGTTTCGTCATCATTAACCTGATAGTAAGCATTTAGCGTTTTCATGTCAGTATGGCCAGTGATTGAGGCAATTAACTTGTCGCTTTTGCCTTGTCTTTTCATCATAGTTATAAATGTGCGCCGGGCGGTGTGGGTCGAGATCCTGTCTTTAAAAATCATTTCTTCCTTGATGTTTTCCTTCCCTTTTGTGGTTACTTTCTCTACTTTGTGGGTGTATTCCATTTCTTCAAAACAATCTTTAATATTTTTGTTTTGCTTCTGGTTCGCTATCAATGGAAGTACATAGTCATATTTTAATAAAAGGTATCTTGAAAGACTTGTTAATGGTATTTCTCTGGCTTCTTTTGTTTCATCTTTTTCTTCCTTTAGAATAATGAAGTCATCCGTTATATTGCCTCTATTGATTGAAGTCATTTCTCCATATCTAAGACCGGTAACACAAGCGAAAACGAATAAATCCCTTGATTTTTCAAGTCTTTTGCTTTTAAATTCGTGTTTCATTAATTTGTTAAGATCTTCAATTGTTAATGCAATTTGTTTTGTCAATGTAGGTCTTATTATAGATTTTCCATTGTCATCATTATTGAAGTTCTCGAATGCGTTGTTATAGGTGTATTTATTTTTTAATGACCAAAACATAAAAGTTTTGAAGAAACCTAAATTTTTTAAATAGGTGTTATTAATATGTTTCAAGTCATTCATACAATAAGAAGAAAACTTACTATAAAAATTCGTGTCGATTTTACTGAATGTTAAAGTATAATTTTTTGCTATCTCAAATTTTTTAAGAATACTTTTTATATTATTGTATCGGGTTTCAGTTCCTTTTGACCATTGCATTGTATCTTTTTTATTTGCTACAAATTCATCATAAGCTTCAAAGAATATGTTTTTTCCGGAAGGTGTTTTTTTAAATTCTTCATCAAATACCTTTTTCAATGTTTTGGTAGTAAATGCTTCATTCATTTTCTTGTACTGGCTTTCGGTTAGCTGCATTAAATCTGAATAACGGTTTAATTGCATTTTGATACTTTCAGCAAACTTTGATTTTTTGCTTCCAGAAGTGAAAGGAAACTTATTTGTTTTATCAAAGTGTATTGGAAGTATAGTTTCTCCAGTTGAATAAATAAATTTTTTGTTTTCATCTTTGAAGAAACACGAAAATAGAATTGAAGTTTCTTTTTCTGAATTTGGTTCTTTCAATTTGAAGGTATATTTCATAACGTTGCCATTTTCGTTGCCATTAATGTTATAATTCGTTATTAAAACATAATGATAACAAATATAAGGTTTACTTTGTTTACAAGGTCTTACTATCAATAAACACTTATTAACATACTTTTAAATAATAAATCGTTCAGAAACTTCTGCCTTCACAAAAACCCTTGTAAGCGACTGTTTTACAAGGGTTTTTAAATTTAGTTGCCATTTTCGTTGCCATTTTAGATTGTTGATAACTATTTTTGACAATAAATAATCCAAAATTTATAAAGAATAAATCATATTCATTTTGAACAAAATATGTTCTTTATGAATATATTCTGCTACATCATACTTTATTAGATTTTTGAATACACCAATTTTAGAACAATTATAAATACCGCTGAAAATGAATGAATTAAGCGTAAATTTACTACATTCGTTATCAATAAAAATAAGCTATAAATTTAAACCAAATAATTATGGAAGTAATGTATATCATAATAGGTCTAGCAATTTATTTTTTACCATCCATTGTTGGTTATAGTAAAAGAAATTTTAATTCAATTTTACTGTTAAATTTATTTTTAGGTTGGACTTTAATAGGTTGGGTTGTAGCTATTATTTGGGCTGTATCTTACGAGAAGCCAATTGAGAAAAGTTCAAACAAATTAAATTACGATAATGTTTCAGATCAATTGATGCTCTTAAAAGAGTTGTATAATGACGGCACTCTTACAAAAGAAGAATTTGAAAAAGAAAAAAGGAGGGTTTTAAATAAAATGTAAAATAAAAAAACCTCTCATTTCTGAAAGGCTTGTATAAATTAAATCTAGATTGTTACAAATTGACAAATACTGCAGTTTGATTATTTGGAAAGTACCGGCTTTTTACAAGTTGAAACAAATCTAAACTCATAATGGTATAATTATTCTCGGGATCTATTTTATACCTATTAGGATAATTATAAACTAACAACTGGTCTATTTCATTAAGATTGATTACAATTTCGTTTGTTGCTTCATTGTAAAATATTTGTCCAAAGATGTGGCTTTCGTATTTTCCTTTCAACAATATTTCAAGTTCTAATAATTCTGCATCTGTTATCATACGTCTGAATTAAGAAGTTTTTCTTTGAGGTATTCCAATCTTGCTGCTCTTTGTTCCTCGGTTAGTTCCTGGCGAACCTCAACGGCCACTTCTTGTTTTTTTGGCAATATGTATGGCAGTAGCTTTGCCAGTGCATTAACTCTTTCAATAGGTTCAAGTTTTGCCAATGTAGCACCTAATTTATTTACTTCTATGTCAACTACCTTTTGAAGAACTTCCCTGGTTTCTTTAGTCGACTTATTTGGCGTGCCTTTGGAGCGGCCTCCAAATTTTTTCCCTGTTGTGTTTGCCATAATAATTAATCTATTTTAGTTTAATTAGTTTAAAGGGAGTCATAACAAACTCCCTTTAAACATCTTTTTAGTTTTTATTCCTGTCCAGTAGTTCCCTGTTCATTTTCGCGCCTCTCTCTAAGAAATCTTTACGATTTATGGCCCACCTAATAGACTCGGGTTTTAATTTATACTTCCCATTTTCGGGAACCAAAAACAATTCGGCAACAGATCCTAGTCGATTTACATTAAGATTAGTCACAAGTCCTAACTCAACTATGTTTTTATCAAAATCATGAAAGGCATCCAGAAATGTAGTTAGGGCCTCGTAAAGTTCGTGTTCAGCATCCGTTTCAATATAAATACGGCATTCAGACTCCAGGATTTTTTCTTTATCTTCTGCAGTTATGACAAACTCGCTATTATTAAAAGAAATATATTGTAAATTCAGCTGCTTTTCCCGGCTAAAAGTATCTGGACGAAATCTTTTTAATTCTTTTACATAAGTTGTAAATTTATTCAAAATATCATCAGACCCTGATATTATATTGTCTTTGATAATTGACTTTGATACCCCCATCTTTTTTATGTCGGATTCAATACTGGCTTTAAATATTTTGGATATTCCTTCCGTACCTGAATAAATTATTTCCCAATAAATTTGAGGAGTAAAAGGGCCTATTTCTAATGATTCATAAATAGCTTTTAGATCATTTAATAACGGTTTGAAATGCTTCAAATCTGAGCATATGTTATTAAGTAATAAATTGTCTTGACTGATTAAAATTCTTTCTTTTTTCATGGTTTTTGTTTTAATTAAAAACGTTACTAATAAAATCATCAATATCGCCCTGAGTTATATCAATGTCGTCTTGTTCCTGCGTGTCTTCTGTTTCTCTCAACTCATTTAGAGTTTGTTGTTTTTGTGCAATCTCATTTTCGAGATTTTCAATTTGTTCTTTTCTGTTCATGATTTCTATTTTTGTTTAATTGTTACTGATTGTTTTTATTTTTTTCGTCTTTTTGCATTGTTTATACAATATAAGTGCTTATATTTACACTTTAATCTGAAAAACAAACACAATGGAAACTTTATTCATTCTTTTTATAATCGCTTTTTTAATTGGATTTATATCCGTTAACACTAAGAAAACTAATAATGAAACTATTGTAAATGAGAAAGTTTATTATCATTATCATACACAAGAAACAACCTATACATTGAACGGAAAAGTTGTTACCGATCCTGATACTCAGAAAAAATTTGATACCATCTTTAATAAACATTTCACTAAATAATTATATCATGAATGAAAGAGTAACCAAACTGTTTTCCTGTTGTTTTGATAATAGAGTAATTGTTATAGATTCAAACTTATTAGAGTTCCATAAGGCTTTTGAAATTATAGAACCAGAATCATTTTCTTATAGATGGTTTGGCTCAAAATTCAAAGAAAATAAAATATTTAATCTCTCCATAAATGATAAGAACTACACTTTTCAACAACTTATTTAGTTTTTAGAATACCTCAACACTTTATCGATTTGCCTTTAAAATCGTCCAAACTCCCTTGTTATTCGGTTTTAAATTCATTAAAAACCCCTTTTCTTTTTCGTTGTTTTCGTTTATAAATTCTACTAATCCGTAGAAATTCATTATTTCCTTGCCTTGAATTATTGTTTTTCCTTCGACTATTTGCATAATTTCAAAATCACAATTATGTTCAAACTCTATTTTTTCCGGGAAGAACCTCGCCGGGGATAATTCTGAATTAATGATGTTGCCATTTTCGGAATATTCGTTTTTACCTATCAGTTTAG